ATATTCAGGAGGGGATGTTCCTTGGATGTGTGCTCTTCATTTTTTAAGAAATAGCGAACCAAGAATGGCTATATCTGCTCAAAGATTTGATTCAAGCGGTTATGGTTCATACTATGAAGTTATAACAGCATACAATATTGCTTCTCAAACCGTAGCTTCTGCAGGTAATGCAACAACAGCAGGTGGATTAGCAGTACATGGTGGTAGAAACAATGAAGTAAACAAAATTGTAAGAACAGATGCCAATGGATATATTCAAGCGGGATGGATTAACACAACTTCTGGAGCATTTTCAAGTGGTATAAATAAAATATATTGTTCTGATGATGACTATATGCGTTATCAAACTCCAGCAAACTTTATATCAAACTTAGGATTAATTACTACTGGTAATATAGGTTCTCAGTCAGTAAACTATGCTAATAGTGCAGGTTCTGCAGGTTCTGTATCATGGGGTAATGTTAGTTCAAAGCCTGCTGGTTGGTTAAATACTGCAACACTTATAGAAGAGATTGCACCAAGTGCAAGTGCTTTCCCTAGTGGTTTCTATCAGTCTTACTTGGGTGCAGGTAATCCAACAGGAACATGGTTCAACTATATTAACGTACGTCATAGTAATATTGGTAATGGACATGGATATCAGTTAGGAATGTCCTATTATGACAACACTCTATGGTTTAGAAGTTATCAAGGAGGTTTATCACCAACATTTCAATCATGGGCGTATGCTATTAGTAGTCAAAATATTGGATCACAGTCTGTAAGTTATGCAACTTCAGCAGGTTCTGCAACTACAGCTAGTACATTATCAACCAACGCAAGTATTACTGGTCTTAACTTTGGAGGTGTTTTTGCATTAACTGGATCAGGAGCTTCTACTAGTAATAGTACTGGTACTAGAATGAGTGAAAGTTATGGTGTACTTTGGAACTTTAGTAATTCTGCAACATGGCATCATCAAATAATAAATGGTTCTTCATTAGTTGGATTTCAATCTTCTGGTGGGAACTATGGTGGGGGTAATTATTATGGAACAGGTGATGTTACTGCATATTATTCTGATGAAAGATTAAAAACTAAGATAACCACTATTACAGATGCTATAGAAAAAATTAAATCTTTAGAAGGTTTTGTATACATAGAAAATGATTTAGCTAGAAGTTTAGGTTACACTAACGAAAAAGAACAAGTTGGGGTATCTGCTCAAAAAATTCAAGCTGTATTACCGCAGGCTGTTTCTTTAGCACCATTTGATATGCAAGGTGTTCCAGAGACAGGAGAAATTATATCTAAAACTGGAGAAAACTATCTTACTGTAAAATATGATCGTATTGTACCTTTATTAATTGAAGGTATTAAAGAGCAGCAATTACAGATAGAAAAGATGAAAAAACAAATTGATGAACTTAAAGCTAAGCTTGTATAAAAATGGCACTACCTAGTTCTAGTACAATAGCAATGTCGCAGATAAATACTGAACTTGGTCGTTCAGCATCTGCTACTATATCGCTTGATACTGCTGAAAATGGGGGTTATGGTGCTATTAATCAAAATAGTCTTTCAAGACCAAATGCATCAAATCCAGCAGCTATGAGTGAGTGGCATGGTTACAATCACAGTGCAAGTGGTGGTGGTGAGCCTCAGCCTCAGAACTGTTGGTCAGCAGTAGTTGCGCAAGAAGGATATTGGCAGGCAATTACATGTGATGGTAGTCCTATTTCAGGTAGCGGAGGCAGTGGCGACCCAATAAACTGCTGTATAAATTTCAATGAACCATATATAAATCTTGAGATGATTGGTGGTGGTTGTCAAGGTGGATGTGGTCGGGGAAACATCGAATTTTAAAAACTTTTAAACTTGGAGAATTTATTAAAATTTTGTATATTATTAATGTAGAACTTACCTAAAAACTTATATAAAAATGGCACTTAAAATTACAGCTCAAATCGGTACCGATCAGGGTATTACCAGCGAAGCGTATGTGCGTATTATGACTTACCAGATTAACAAAAGTGGTAACGCATACTTCAACATTCAGCTTTTAAAATCTGAGGAAGATGCTATAGAAGTATCTGCTTCAGGTCCTTTAGCTATTGCGGGTCAAACAGCAAGAAATGCGCAAATTGGTGACAACTTGTTTGTTCCTATGACAAAAGTGATTACAGTAACTCAAACTGTAAAACGCAGTGTTCCTGAAGAACAACAAGTTACTGAGACAATCACTGTCCCTCCTGCAGAAGAAGGCGGAGAACCTACAACTCAGACAGTTACAAGAACTCAAACTGTGTTTGTAGAGAAAGATGTTGAAGAAAGCATCGAGAAAACTGTTCCCGATCTGTCAGCAGCTGAAGGAATTGATATTTTTGAATTTGGTTACTCTAAACTCAAAGAGAAACTTGTGGGTCTTTTTGGTGAAGAGAGTGTAGTTGATTGCTAAAAATGGCAGCAAAGAAAGGATCAATAGGTTCTGTTAAAGCTGCTAAAGTGACTTTTGGAAAGCGCAAGCAAGGAAGTCATGCTAAAAGCTACAACAAGCACAACCGAAAAGAAAAAAATTATAGGGGTCAGGGTAGATAATACCCTGATTCTTTGTTTAAATTGTAGAACTCTCGTATATTTGTAGAGTTAACAAATCTAAAAATACGTATATGGAAACAGTAAAAACCAGTCTAACTCTAGAAGAGATTATCTTCCTGGAAGCAGAAATTGGTGGCGTTGCTAATGAAACAGGGATTGTTTCTAAAGGATTGCTCCAACACAAGCTTTCAATTGCTACAAAGTATCACTTGAATAAACTCTTGACTTCTTTACAAGAAGACAAAAAGTATATTGGTGAACAGCGTAATGAACTAATTAAGTCTTTAGGAACGGAATCTGAAGAGGGATCTTTTGAGATCAAAAACGAAATTGATGGTGAATTAAATCCCAATATTATCGAATTCCGTAAACAATGGGATGAGCTTATGAAAACTCAGCGCGAAGTTGAACACATTAAGCTGAGCATTGACGAATTCAAAGATATTGAAACTGAATCGAACTTTTCAGTTCTTTTCAAGTTGTTAGGTTGATTCATGGTGATGTGTTAGTAAGTGGAAAACCCCGGTGATGCTGCCGGGGTTTTTTTATTCCACTAATTCTAACAAAACATGAGCATCAAAATACAGTAACAGCAAATTGCTGTGTCTCAGCAATTTCATCTCCGTCGAGTATGCGTTGACAATAATTAGCTAAGACAGATGTGACAATCTTGTGAGCATCAGACTTACTTATAAAGTATTGACAATATTTTAAGTAAGCGGGATTTGTCTCATTGATGTACAAGTCGGTTGCTTTCATTACAATATCCCAATTAAATTCAGGATATTCGCTAAAGAACCATACAAATCTTTGCATTACATCACGACCATTACCACGATATCCACCACCTTTAGGGAATTTCTTTTGAAATTCTGAAATTTTTAGCGCCCATTCTTCTTTCTGAGAGGTATTTAGTGCCTGTTTTTTAAGTTTTGCGCTCAATATTCCTTCCATTTCTTCCACAAAAGCTAAACCTTTTGATGTTAGCTCAAATTTTCTAGCTTGAACAAAATTGTCTTCATCACGGATTTCAACCTGACGAATAAATTGGGCATCAACTAATTTGCTATACTCCGCCATATCTGGGAAATATGCTCTATAAGAAACGTTCTTATAGATAGAATACAATACACACCATGAATTGGGTGTAATTCCTGATTTAAATAAATGATTGAATAACTTTTCTTGTAATATCATAGTTATAAATTGAATGCGTTTGGTTTTAAAAAAACTTGAGGTCATATATTGCGACCTCAAGCTCTTTTAGAAATTAACCTGCGCAAGACTCGCAGCTAAGAATATCTCTTGCAAACTCTTGTGCAGCATTTTGACCTAGTTGATAATATAAGGTCTTAATACCAAGCTCATGAGCTTTTAAAAGAATAGTGTTAATGTCCCGAGTAGGGGTTGCAGGATGAACCATAAGATTTAATGACTGACCCTGATCAATAAACTTTTGTCTCTGAGACGCCTGAATGATAATTTCCATCTGAGAGATTTCCATAAACGTCCTGAAAACTAGTTTTTCTTCGTCTGAGAAAAAACTTAAATGTTGAACACTACCGGCTCTCTGTAAGATGGATTCCCATACATCCATTGTGTCTTTACCTTTCTCACTTAGAAGCTCTTTTAAGTACGGATTTTTAACGGCGTGCTTGATTTTAGCTGTCTTTTTGATATAGTAATTAGATGTATAAGGTTCGATTGACTGCGACTGTTGTCCCATAATAAACGATGACGATGTATTTGGAGCTACTGCTGTCAGTGTTGCATGACGTCTACCATATCCTTTTAGAGCTTCGGGTTCACCATAAAGCTCAGCCATCTCTTTAGATGCAGCCCATGCTTGTTTCTGAATAGTCTGAAAAATTTGAGTATTCAAGAATTTTGCACGAAGTGACTCAAATGCAATCATGTGACTTTGTAAATAAGAGTGGTAACCTGAAGCACCAATTCCTATAGCTCTGTGTCTTTCAGCAAAACGAATAGCTCTGGATACAAATGGTGTTTCTCTATACCTGTCAATAAACTCCTGCAAAACAGCATCAGCTATATAAACAGCAATTCTCACAGCATCTGTATCTTTCCACTCATCAAACTTAACCAGGTTCATTCCAACCAGGTCGCATACAAATGACTCTTCCTCTGTAGAAGGAAGAAGGATTTCTGTGCACATATTTGAAGAGTTGATTCGAGCGCCACTGTCTTTGTAAACGTCTACTGTGTTATTGTTTACATTATCTGTGTAGAAAATATAAGGGAATCCTGTACGATTTCTGGAGTCAATAACCATTGCCCAAAGCTCGCGTTTATCCATATCTCCTGCTTTCATGTCTTCCAACCATTTGTCAGAAACACAAACACCAAAGGGAAAACGCTGTAGTTTATGACCTTCAGCGTTAATACGTAAGAAATCTTTGACATCGCCGTGCGTAATATCCAGGTAAGCAGCAAACTCACCTCTGCGAACATTGTTCTGAGAAATTACATTTTTGGTAGTGTCAAACATTTGCATAAAATGTACAGCACCATAAGTCTCTCCGCCGGTAGAAATTTTGCTACCAGCGGGTCGAATTTCACCAAAGTATCCTGATGTTCCACCCCCAATTTTACACAGCATACCTACTTCAGCATTTCCTCGTATAATAGATTCAATGCTATCACCAACATGTGTATTAAAGCAGGAAATACCAGAACCTCTTCCAGCTCCGACGTTGCTCCATACGGGTGACGGCAATACATAGTAACCGTTTTCTATATATTCTTTAACCTTGGATTCAATTTCTTTACTCTTATACGTATCACCTACAAGTTTAGCAATTGCATCAATTCTATCAGATATAGTACTATCATTATGAAAATATCCTCTTCCCATAAACTCCTCACTTAAGGGAGTATACCAGTCCATTTTTGCCATATTAAAAGAGATCTTTACTTGTTATTGATTTTTGAAATTTGGTGTAGTTTGTTCCTTGTGTATTGAAAAAGTCATTACGAACATATCCGTAGATTGCCTCAACCATCCAATAGAGTTCAGACAATACTGTTTCGTTTATTTCGAATAATTCTTCCCCACCTATAGCGGTAAGAGAGTTATTGAAACGATTTTTGATAAACTCTACAACAGCTTCTTTAGATACGGTGTCTATTTCCCCTTCTTCAAATATCCAGTCAATGATTTTTACCTCAGCATCAAAAGCTTTTTTACATGCTCGGTAAATTTTATCATAGAAATCTTGATCAAACCATTCAGGGTACTCTTTTTTAATAAGATTAATTACGTGCATACCCAATTGAGCATGGATAATTTCTTCTTTCATGGTGGCTTCAATGACTGTGTCCACTTCTTTAAGAAGATTTTTTTTCTCAATAAAGGATTTGACAATAGCAAATTGACTGAACAGAGATACGTTTTCAATGAACATAGAGAATAACGCTAGATTAAGCGTATATACTTGTTTAGCATTATCACCACTGTTTTTTAAGTACTTTGTCAAGTAGTCAACCCTTCCTCCAATAACGGGGTTTTGTAAGAGTAGGTCAAACTCACTGTTAAATCCTAGTACTTCTAGAAGCTTTGAATATGCTTCTGAATGGACCACTTCATTTTCAGCAAACGTGATTCCTACTGCATTAAATTCTGGTTTAGGGATGTGCTCTCCTAGTTTAGCCCAGAAGGTCTTTACGCTAATCTCAATCTGAGAAATAGCTAGAAGAGTTCTTTTAATAGCTTCTTTTTCTGGAACAGAAAGCTTGTGTTTAAAATCATAGGCGTCGCTGTCAAAGTTAAATTCTTCAACATCCCAGCGACTGTGTTTAATTGCATCCCTGTACTTAATAATTTCAGGATACTCATACGGCTTAAAAGCGATACGCTTGTCAAAAATTCCCATATTCTTAGAGTTTTGTTAGTTGCATATAGAGACAAAAAGACCTCCCACGTCCCGTAAAACAGAAGGACATGAAGGGTCAATAAATAAATTGGAGTTACATATATAATTTACAAAGTTCTACAGGAAGTCTTGTTCGTTTGTGCATGAATTTTTTTGAATTTTTCATGCAGAAACTACAAACACTTCTTTTACAGTACTTTGAAATCATAGGGGTGAATTATTTTTTACTAAAGGTCTACAAAGTAAACGAATTTCTTGGAGAACTCGAAACTATTGGGTATATTTTATATGAGGGAGGTGGTAGAATTATTAAAATTTTTTACAATCTGTTTGATAATCCGCCATGCAAGACAAAGAAAAAGTTATTAGCACTGTCAAAGAGTGGGCTAGTCCTATGCTTATAGGTTTGGTTGGTCTCCTATTGTGGAGGGATATCACTGAAATGAGGCAGGATGTAAAGCAACTCTTATTGAACCAGAGTGCTGATCGTGTTAAAATTGAACAGCTGGAATCAGATGTTTCGATGCTAAAGACGTATGTTTTTAGCTCATCAGGGGGTGTTCCTACTAAACCAACCGAAATTCCAGAAGAAAAAAATCAGACTTACTATATTAAGCCTGAAAATGATATTGACTTTAAAAAAAAATAATATGAAAAAGTTTTTTAGAGAATTAATTAGTGATGACAATAGCATCAATGAAAAAGTATTTGTAGGCTTAATTGGTTTGCTTATGCTTATTATAACGTTAGTAACTGATTTAATAGTAGGGTTGCATGGTAGAGACTTACCAATACATCAATTTATTTTTGAAGGTTTTCTTTTGCTTACACTAACATCTTTAGGGATTGCAACAGCTGGGCAAATATTTAAGAAGTCAAATAAGTCTGAAGAAAAAAAGACTAAAGACGAGAAGTCAGATCCTGAAGTTTAATTTAATTAAAAACCAATGGGTCAAAAAGTATACTTAGCTGTAATAGCTGTACTTGTAGTCGTAATTTTTTTACAAAGGTCTTGCACTGGTGAGCGTAAGTATCTTCCAACAAGCAAGGATAAAATTGTTTATGACACAGTCTGGAGCACAGTTACCAAAACAGAATATAAAAAAGTACCTGTATTTAAACGTGACACAACGTATGTTGAAGGTGACACAATATTTGTAGCTGATTCAAGTTATGACAAGCTAAAATTACAATTTGACAATTTAGCAAAAAACTATGTTGCAAGAAACATATATCGAGACTCATTACTACTGGATTCTATTGGGTATGTTTTAGTATTAGACACACTTCAATACAATTCTATATCATCCAGGACGTATAAACATAATTATAAAATCCCAACAGTAACAGGTTATGTTCAGGCAGCGCAACGCAGGCAGTTGTATATAGGAGGTGGAATTTCTATTGACAAAGGTCTTGGGTTATCAAATTTACAAGTAGGGGTTTTGTATAAAAACAAAAAGGACCAAATTTTTGGAATACAGACAGGTATCTCAGAAGAGTTAACCCCTTACATAGGGGTATTATCTTATTGGAAAATTAAACTCAAATAACATTAAAGCTGAAAAATTATAAGTATTAAAATGAACATAAAGCAAATAGAATTTCCCGCAAGTCAATATATGCAGGATGTTTTTCCTAAAAAACAAATCTTTCTTCACCATACTGCTGGAAACTCAAGTGGTGAAGCTGTGTTTAAAGGTTGGGCAGCAAATACTGAAAGGATTGCAACATGTGTTTCTATTTCAGGACCTGGTAAATTGTCTGTAGACGGTCAGATAGTACAAGGATTTTCTTCAAAATTCTGGGCTTATCATTTGGGTCTTAAACAAGACATCTTTACAAAACATAAAGTACCTTATTTGAGTCTTGATAAGATTTCAATCGGTATTGAAATCTGTAACTGGGGTCAGCTTACACTCAAAGATGGTAAGTTTTATAATTATGTAAATAGAGAAGTTCCTGCAAATGAAGTCTGTGAGCTTGAAAAACCTTTTAAAGGGTATAAGTATTTTCATAATTATACAGATGCTCAAATTGAGTCTACAAAACAGCTTTTGTTGCTTTGGAAAGAGAAATACGGAATTCCTTTGGAATATAACGAAGATATTTGGGACATTACACCACGAGCTTTAAAAGGTGAAACAGGTGTTTATACCCATAATTCTGTAAGAAAAGATAAAGTGGATGTTTACCCTCATCCTAAACTCATTGAGATGCTTAAATCTCTTTAAGTTAGCGACCAGTATATAAAGAAAACCCCTCATTATCGAGGGGTTTTTTTATTCAGCAGCTTTCAAAAATGTATAGTTTAATTGTTTACCATCATACTTATCTAAAAAGTTTAGTAGTATTGTAAGCTCTGCTGTCTGTGCATAGTCTAGAACTTTACCTGGTTTATTCGTCCAGTTGATTTTATAACCATCACCGGAGTTTAGAGCTTCTAACACTTTAGTATTACGTATATGCTCTGCCCAGCTAGTAGAATCAGAATATTTCATAATGAAAACATCTTCGCTATTAGGAACTTCAATTACGTATTCTATATCATGCTGGTTTAATCCTCCCATGACATAATAGATTTGCTTTTTCATAGATTAGACATTAAAAAAAACCTTCGTTATGAGAATAATACTCATCTTCTGCTACATTTAAATTGTAAAGCTTTACAATTTCTTTTACTTTTTCAATAAGATCACCAAGACTACCTTCGTTCACCAGATAAATATCAAAATTAAAATCATCAAGATTTGTTTCAGAAGCATGATCTGATTTTACTTCAGTATTGTTTTTAACCATTCTAATTAGCAACCCTCCTCTTGATTTAATTGCATCAGCTTCATTAGCAAATCTGACGTCAGTAACAATCCACTTGGAGGAACTGCTATAAGTCGTAAATAAAGCATTTACCCAAGTATTGCTGTGAAGTCCTTTTCGCATAGCGTCAGTACCAAGCTTTTGTAAAAACTCACGGACAGACATTAAATTATTAAATTCAATATCTTTAAAAGGGTCTATTGAATTTAAAGGGTTGTCTTTACTTACCAAACCCCATTCTGGTCCAAGTAATGCTTTTTTAAACTCTTGGTCTTCAAATTTATGCTCAGGAATACCTGTAAGTATAGAAGCTACAGACTTAAGTTTACCTGCAAACTTTTTAATTTCCCACATCTTTGAAATGAACTTGTTATTGTTGGTATAAAAATGTTCTATTGTTGATGTGGAAAAATCAGGATAACGACAAATAATGTTGATTAATGTAGCAACTGTGTCTTTACCTGTACCAATTTTACCAGAAATACCAATAAGGTTTGGTGATTTATTCATGTTTATATAAAGATTTGAATCGTGATAGCAATGCAGATTTTGAAATATGAATTTTATATTTCATTCTTAAATAGCGTCGCACCACATAAAATGAAGTGTGTCTTCTCTTTTTAGAGAAGAATGATTCTATGGATTCTATAATAACATCTTTCATGATTAAAAAAATAATGAGGGGTCGCAAGGACCCCTCTGATTATTATTTACAGTAGAATAGCAGATGAATCTTCAACTGGTATTTCAAAAACTGATCCGTCAGTATCAGCAAAAGCTAATTCAGTACTTCCAATAGTAGAAAGTTCATGCATATACTTTGTGCGGTGAGTACTTAAATTCAGATACTCTGCAAAACGATCATGAATTGCGTAGTGATCATCCATCCAGTTTGCTGGATGTGATTCTTTAAGCGCAAGTGTGACATGATTATATAATGCCCATGCTGTATCACTATGAACACCATACTCAAAAGATGGATTTTCCATCTCTTTGCGAATGATATTCATTTGAAGTGTTGTTAAAAGCTTATCGTCAAAGAATAGCTGACCTAATAAATTGAATTTATCAGCTTTATTTAATGACTTATCTTTTAACTCATCCTTTGCCTGGACAAGAGTACCCCAATAATCATCTGCATTTTTAAGATAGTCACTGATGACACTACCAGATAAAATATCTGCATCACCTTTATGAACACGCTTAAAGAAACCAAACTTACCGTCACTTACAAACATTCCGTTTAAGCAAACTCTTACCATTGCACCGATGGTGAAACGGAAAGCAAACTGCTTGTTATAAGAGTTCATAAATGAAGCGGTTAATTCAATATCAGGATCAGATTTATAGTTAATCCTGTAGTTACCAATAGCGACTTGACCATTATTGGTACTGCGGTAGTCTTCCGCAGTGATAATAAATCCGGCTTTTCCAATTTCTTTCCGGACTTGACTAATTACATTTGAGTGCATAATAGGCGTGTAGCTGTCAGTACGCGCTGGTTGTTCTGCTGTAATGATTCGATTATAAGCATCGAATCCGTTTACGGTTCTTTTCATACTAAAATAAAGTAAGTTGCTTGTTAGAATTTATTAGAGGATTAGATTCCTCAATTTTTGCTATTTCACGATAGATTTTATCAAGATAAAAGGACTCATCAATATCATAAGTATCCCAATCTTTTTCTTGAAATACATTGAATAAGGATTGCATCCATTTACCACTTTCTAATTGTATTTCTCTACCGTCAGAGCTACACTTAATAATTTTTACACCATGCTTGCTGATATAATATCTTACAAGATTTTGTAAATGATTTTCAATGTAGCATCCGTCAATGACTTTTCGTTCCACGAAGTGCCAGTCACCTTTAATTTTTGAACCTGCACAATAATCATAAATATTTCTGTTGGATTCTAAATACTCTTTAGGTTCAACACCTTTTACAAAGTATGCATACAATGCTTTAGGTACAACTTGATATGATTTGTTTTTGTGTAGTGCTAGATTAGAAAACTCAAAACGACCTTTACATTTAGGTTCTTTACCTTCTTTTTTGTACATCGCGATATAATTATTTACATCGGATATAATCATCTTTTTGTATTCATCAACTTCTAGTTCAAGACTGGTCATTACTTCCCATTCTTTACATATTTGTTCAAAAACACCTTTGTATTCTTTTGGTATAAGAAATTCACAACCATCTGTGTTTTGCATAATTGCAACAGAATTAGGAATTCTGGTAATAACCATTTCATACAACATGCTTAGCAAAAGCTGTCCGTTGATAGTAATTCTAAATGTAAACATGGGGTCGTATAAGAAAGAATAAATATTCTTACTTAAACCATATGTAGAATTCAGAATAATCTTAAAAAGATAATTAAGGGTAGAACCTTTGGGGTATTTTTTCCGTTCCTCAAAGAACCATTCATATAGCTCACAAAAAACATCATTTTTTATATGAGCTGGACTCCATTTGTTACGGATAGCAAGATTAGGATAAAATGAAGTAACGTCTGCTGTCACAAGAATCATATCGTCTGTTGCCTCGTAGATACCTGGTTTAGCACAACCATGTAATCCACCAAGACCATACACTGTTTCAACACCTTTATAGTGCATTGTGTACTTAGGACCTTTACTTTCTGTGTCAGAAGTATTTTCTTCACGTATATCTACTCCTAGGTTTTTAAACCAGTTGAACATAGCTTTAAATTCCGGGGTATGGAATTTAATGTATGGTAGTAAAATATCACTGATTTGTATCCTGCTTCTGCTAGTTCTGTACCCTCTAATAGTTCGTTTTTCCTGATTGAGTCGTTCACTTAAAAAGTGTAAAAACATTTCTTTACTGATTCTAGGCTCAGAAGCACTATACAGGTTAATTCCGTATTGCTTACTAAGCTCTGAACGTAAACGAATTTGTTCTTTCATTACTTCTACATCATTCTCATCTTTGTAATTGAATATGTTTTTTGTAGAAGCAACATCGTTAATACAGTAACTCACAACATTGTCCAGTATTTCATTTGTTAACACTGGTTCTGTATGCTTATGCGGCATTTCCTGGACATTTTTCCAGTCTAATGAGTATTGTATCCACTTTAAACTTGATCTTTTTGCAGGATTATCCCAGTGATTGAGTTTAAATATGTCAATCACTTTAATGGAAAAGTCTTCCTCTCTAAAATCGTGGAATTCGTTGTTCCTAGACTTATTAATAACTGTTCCAGCATACTGAGCAATTAGCATAGTGACTTCGTCACTTGTACCTTTCAGTATTGCCTCACGATTAACTAGGATATATTGCGTAATCTGGGCGTCAAAAGCAATATTGTTGTAACCAAAATGCCAGCTGTCGCTTACAATACATTCATCTAAAAATTTGATAAATGCTGCAGCATCATTTCTGTCACGATTGATTACAAATACTTTACGTTCATCCCGGTCATACGCTTCAAAAACTGCTATGAAACAATTAGTAATTGTCTCATAATCCATTATCCAAAATGTACGATTCATAGACGCGGGATAAAACTATTGTAATCACTTATTATAATCTGTTTCAATTGCTGTTTTGATAACAGGATGATCAGCGTTAACAGCGAAGTGCTTAACAAAAGTTTCAATATCCGATAAGTCTTGGATATAGTATTCGTAATAAGCTTCCATAATACGGCGCTCTTGAGCATAATCATTTCCACGAACCTGCATTAACTGTCCCTTGTCGTTCAACTTAGGTAGCATTTGAGGTTTTTCTTTTACACTTGAGCTAACTACTGCTAGTGTTTTTTCACGTGGATCAAAAATTACATCAACATAAGGACAGTCGATGTTAATAGGAATCATTCGGAATGTTGGTGTACCGTTCCATTCCATAGTTGTTACAAGCATTGATTTTTCTGCCATGACATTGGTTTTTTACAAGTTCTACAAATTTAAATTTCTTTTACAAGTTCTCCAAAATAATCAACCGTTTCCAGAGATAAAGTTTCCTTTTCTAGATCTGGTCGTGAACATAGTTCTCCTACAGATTGCAGATCTTCTTCGTCTACACCTAACATTTCAGCATATCGTTTAAAGTGCTTCTTGGGAATTAAGAAGCTTTCAACATATGCCCATTCAGGTGTATTGTGTCCAAAGTGATTAAGGATTAATCCTCTGGGGTGCGATTGGACTTTTGAATATTGACCGTTAAGTATAGATTTGTAGTCTGCTTTGTGATAAAACAGGTCAAAAACATATATATTTTCGGTCAAGTCTTTAGAAGTGTAAAAGGAATTGAACATTCTGTTTTTAAGCAGGACATTCAAATGGAACTGTTTCCACTCGTCAGAATTATCAACCTTGTATACTGTAATTAGTTTACAGTCTTCGGGTTTAAACCTGCCATCCCAAGCAACATAAGTGTTGCTGGGACGGTAAGCTGCTTTTCTGCTTATTCCTACAAGAGGATAGAGAAATACCTTAGATTTTTGAAAATACGTCTTATAAAGATCTTGAATCATAGCTCTACTTCATGGTTTACTGCAAAAAGATATGGGAGATCGAAATCTCTTTTCTCAAAATGGTAAGATGCTTCTTCCAGTTTAGTGTTGAGATTGTTGACCCATTCAGCCATAGTTTTTTCAGAAACCTTATAAGGAGCTACCTGCATCAAAGAGTCTACTACAACAAATCTAAACTCTACATCATACCCATACTCTTTAGCTAAAGTATTGACAATTAGATTGTAATACATTGCTGCCTGCAAGTCATAGCGGTAATAGTCTATTGAGTCTTTAAAGTTTTGTATGTCTTTTGAAGACTTTTTTAAATCATTTATACGAATTACTTTAGCATTGTGATCGATAACAAGATTGTCAATAAATCCTTTAAGATCAAATGGTAAATGTTCTGCCGGTAGGTGAACATAAAACTCATTTAAAACCTGGACCTTGTCAAATGGATCTGTAGTAAGACCCATGAGCTGATTGATTCTAGACTTTGCTTTAATTGTTTCTACAACTTGTTTAGCAAATTCTAGCTGATTGTCATCAATAATGCTTCTACCATCTGCATTTAACAGATAGTTCCAATACTCAATATTTTTGTCAATAATTATTTTTTCTAACCTCTGAGCATCAGTTTTAAGAGACTGGTGAAGGTTCATATCGACTAAAATATCAAGTATTGCATTACCATATTCTTCCAATTGAGTGCGTCCATCATAATCATCTGTTTGTGACAATTCTGTATGATGGGCAAATAATGAATGCAAAAGTGACTTTGCACTATCTGAAGGAAGATCTTTAGGTGTAATAGCAAATTGTTTTTCAAATTCGCTAGGTGTAAGTAGTAAGCAATGTATAAGCTTACCTTCTACCAGATACTTGTCAATAGACTCTTGCTTACCTTTAAGCACATAGTCATTGTAGAATAATTGAGGTGAATAAAGCAATCTATTAAGACCGCTGTAAGAAAGGGTAAAACGATTAGAGAAAAACTCTTCTTCTAATCTTAACCTTGTTCCAGCGTCGATTGCATCGGAATTAAATTTATACATGGACTGAGGTCTTTGAAAAATTAAAGTTTGCTTCTTCAGGTGTGGATAATACTTTTATATACACACCTGCATGGTTCTTATCATAAGACCAGTAATTACCATCAACCATAAGAGGTAGTGGTAACATCTCTTCAACAGAGTCGTCCGGTAACCATCCGTGATGAGTCATCTCATCTTGAATAGTTTGACACGGATTTATAAAGTCCCATCGATGCTTTGTACCCCGTACAAAATGAAATCCAACAAAAAACGGTTGGGATTTACCAATACATTGCTCTACAAAAGCTTTTCTGTAAAGACTCCAATATTGCATTGTATTTTTTCGCCAGATCTGAGTAGCTTTAGAAGCTATAAATAAACCTGATTTGGTTCGTATTCTGCTGTTTTTGGACGAGGGTACAGCACCGGGGATAAATATCAGCATAGGGTACGGATTTCTACAAAATTAACTTATTTTGTAGAACTCACGCATTTTTGGCGTGATATTCTTCATATTTCTCTATTGCTCTTTGCAACTTAGGTGCAAGCTCACGTAAGACTATGTCTTTACCGTGTTGTTTGACAGAGTCACTGACATCTTTACTCAATGATAAATACACAAAAGGAAGATTATATAGCTCTTCATACTTTTTCATGTTTTTAATACCGGCGTCATCATTGTCAAATAAAGTTATTACAGCTTTATAATTAGCTTTAAATTCATCTATTTGTTCTTTTGACAAGGTTGAGTTTTCACTGTCAGGGGCAATAAGATCCACTTTAAATCCTAATGAATGCATACACATTATATCCTTAAGGGAAGAAACTATTACAAGGTAATTTAACATTTGAAGTTGATCTAGTCCTTGTAAATAGTTTCCAACCTTTAAGAACTTACGTTCTTTATCTAGTGGTCGATAAATTTTATATAATTTACCGTCTCTATTAAAGAAACCATATATGTACTCATTTTTAGTAATAAAGGACTCATCATCTTGACATTCAGAACCTTTTTTACGAAACATTACATAGTTGTCTAGTGGAACCACATTGTAATGTTCTAAAAGTTTACTGTCAATATTGTATGCTGTCCAATATTTGGCATCGTTTGTATTCCAGATTCGAGGTGTGTAATCTTTGACTCTCCAGGTAGCACCTTCATAGATAGTACGGTTAAAAGTCTTACCACTATTTAAAAACTCGATATAGTCATCGATAATTTTTTTTGTTGCGGTATGAAAATCAACCTTCCATAAGTGTTGCATGAGATCAATCGCTGAACCTCCTGTACCTGTCGAAAAACATTTGAACCTGTACTGTTGGAGGTGACGATTATAATAAATAGACAGCGAAGGATTTTTGTCCTTACTGTTAAACACACTGCGTATTAAGACTGTCTGTCCGTGCAGTGGTTGAGATAGATTGAGGTAGTACTCAAAAATCCAAGTGGAAGGTACTTCTGTAAAATCGTGAACATAATCTCGAACCCTGAACATACAATTCTAAAGTAAAGGGGTGCAGTATTAACCGCACCCCTTTTACATTTTTATATAGTTAAAAATTAAAGTGACAAGTCATTAAACCCACTAACGGGTGCATAGCCACCAGTTCCGTTTACACTGAATCCATCGTTTAATGTTTCAGCTTCACGTTCTTTTTTAACTGTGATATGTTCTTCAGGGTTAAAAGCAAGTATATTACTTGGCATGTCACCATCAGGGGAGTATGCATAAGGTTGTTGAAACTTTGTTGGTTTAGGGAAAAACAAGGTATACGCATCATAACCATTCTTATTCTTGTATTGCTGACCTGCAATAGTAGTATAGAACCAATGGTTTTGATCTGCTAATACATTTTTTGCTGCTGCAACATAGTCTTCAATAGTAGCTTCGTCAATATTAGCTGCACGTAGAGCTTCCATTTTACCAATATAGAAAGCAAATGAATTAACCCAACGGAAAATTTGTTGGTCGCGATCTACAGTTTCACCACGCTTGTTAGTGTATGTACTAAATGCCCAGAAGTCGTTTTTAACATTAGCACTCTTACCTTCAAAACTTCCCTTACCTGGATTCATAGGGTCTTTTAACCATCCTTTAAAATCAGGACCCATGTTAGGACCTTCTAGCACGAGAATAAGTTCATACTTTTCTTTTTTAACGTCGTAACCTGGTGTTTTGAGATACATGTCTACCAAACGAATTTGGTGAGTACCTGGTTCAAGAAGGGGTGAATTAGTGTTTCCACCGGATTGGTTTAAATCTTTGTTTACGTCAAAGTCATCAATTCTAAAATTCATGGTTTTTATTATTTAAATTGTTAGTTTTTAGTCGATATAAATTTCATTCCAGTGAGTGACTACCTCACCTTCTATTACTTCAGAAATTACAAACTCTTTGTTACGAAGATGTTCTGGTCTTGCTCCACAACTAATTTCGTCTGTTGTTTTAAAACTCAAAAAGTTCTTGTCTCCTTTACGATACAAGTAACCAATGGCATCTGCGTTAGACGTTGTAATGCGTTTAAGTTTACCTGTCAAATCAAGATCCAAAGCTGAAAACTCTGAACCATTCTTTTCTAATAGTGTGTCTTTAATATGACCTATTAAAATAATATTATCCGCAGCGTGACGGATTAATTCGATAGCTCTGGTAAACGCTTCACGTAACCAGGGATATCCTGCACCATTAGGTAGATTCAATACTGAACCATACTTGGGTTTACCCTCAGTAAACCAGTTTTTACCCATAGGAGAATCACTGTACAATCTTTCAGCTACAGGAATACACATGTCCTCAAGAGCTGTGATTGTGTCAATTGCAATGTATTTATACGGTTTACCCGCTTCAATAATTGCAGATACAATTGGTTTGATGTCTTGTGCTGAGCTGACTTTAAGCTTCATAGCTTCTAGATAATCTGTACCATTCTCTAAGTCAAGAATGAGACAGTTGTCTAGCCCTGCAAGTAGACTTGTCTTACCAACTTTTGGTTTACTAAAAATCACCATTGTTTTAGGACTTCTAGTTAGTGCTGGTGCTTTCTTTGTCGGGAGAACTATTCCCGGCGCAGAAACAGCAACTGGTCGTTTTGCTTCTGTTGTTACCGTCATATTATTTGTTTTTCAAAATGACCTTATTTAACCAAGGTTTGTTAGAGACTGGTTTATTTTGGATAATTGCATATAAGTCACGAACAGTGAGCTTATTAAAATTAACATCATCCTCTTCACCGTGTTCTAAAAAAGTTGCCACTTCAGCTTCTGTCTTTTCAAATGAAGCTTTGCGTACATCGTTGTAACTGACAACTTTCGTTAATTGTTCCGCTTTAATGGTGAAGCTCCCATTTCCACGGTCTTCATAGTCACTCTCGAAATTTGGGTTGTATTTTAACAAATACAAACACCTGTCTTCTTCAATTACGTCATATTGAAAATTAACGTATTCTATAAGCATATCGCCTTTGGATAGCTCTGTTCCATAGCAGCTAATTACTTGATAGTTTCTACCAGAAGGTTTGTATAATACTTTAGGTACAACATACATGTCTTTGAATGTTGTAGCAATTAAAGATCCCTTCCAAAAGTCTTTAATTGCTTTGGTTTTTTCGATTCTTACTTCTGAATCTGGTTTAGCATAAGCTGGTTTTTCTTCAGTTACTGTTGTTGAATACATACATTACTTTTTAATTGGTACTGTTGATACGGGATAGTAGGGATGGGTTTCTTGTAGTTCTAAAAGATTCATTTTTTTAAATTCACCTAAGAACCAAAGCATACCTGTTTCTGAATTACGTGATTTAAGAATATGTACAGCCATTACGTTTTTGTCATGGATAACAAATCCTGGTGCACCATATTCAAAAAGGTTGTAATCAGCAGGTCTATTGATTGCGATAAGTGTATCAGCATGTTGTAGTAATGCATCTGATCCAAATACATCGCTAGGAGTAGGAAAATTTCCCGCACTTCGTGGTTTTCTACGTTCTACTCCTTCAATTTCTCTGTTCATTTGTGTCAATACAATAAATAAACAATTGTACTGTCTTTTTAATTCTGTAAGCACTTCACCTAAACCATAAAGTTTATCAGTAACAGTTCTTTCTTCTGAACTACCTTTGACTAGTAATGTGTGGTCTAGGGTTATAATTACTTTTCTGTCAGGCATATGCTCGCAATATATTCTTACAGCTTCTTTTATACCTGCTACAGTTTGCGGCTTTTCAACCGAGTAGATGGGTAAATCTTTAGGAACTGAAGTCACATACCTGCGAGCAGCTTCAAAATCAGCATCAGATAATGCATACCCTACACTATTCAGTTCATGCATACTTTTTGACAAAGCGCCTGCCAACTCACGTTGAGCACTTGTACGAGTAAGCATTTCAAACTGAAAGTCTAAAACAGCAATTTTCTCATGTGGATTTAAATTAAAAGCTTGACGTGAAATTATTGAAGACATCAGTGTCTTACCTGATCCTGGTCTTCCAGCTATGACATTGATTGTATTCCAATCAAGTCCTCCCATAATTGCGTTGTTAAAACGTGTCCAGGGAGTTACCAAAGAACGGATTTCACCCGTCTTTCGTTTATAAATGTGTTCTAATGCTTCCGCGTACCCTACACTGATGTGTTTATACGCACTAGGTAGCGCTGTTGGCTTTATCATGGATATTAAATGGACTGCTAAGATAACTAAAATGTAGAACTCAACCAAGAAATTCTACAAAAAGTTACCAAACTATCGGAGGTAATCCTGCTATTTCGAGCAATTTGTTACACCGATTAAAGACATCATTGCAATCCCATTCTTGTTGTTTAGCATAAGCTGCACTAGCTGGATGCGAGCAAAATAACTTGTTTGTATTAAACAAGAGGAAATCCTCATATTCTGACGCTTTTTTTCCCATAAATATCCAAATAATGTCATTACGTTTGTGACTTAGCAGATCTATGAGAAACATAATAAAGGGATGCCATATGTCGTAATGTCGACCTATCTTACCAACTTCTGTCGTAAGAGCGGTGTTTAACATAAGTATTCCTTGGTTGGACCACCTGGATAAATCGGGTGATTGTTCAACCATAATATCTTGATATACAGTTTGTTGTATAGCTTTTTGAATGTATCTTAATGATGCTTCGGGTTTGCCGGTTTTAGAGCATGAAAATGCTATTCCGTCAGCAACCCCAAGTTGTGGATAAGGATCTTGACCTACGATTACAACTTTAAGTTTGTCATAATGACATTCTTCAAAAGCACGAAAAACATCTTTAAGAGGTGGTGTAAACCGCTGTCCATCTTGTACTGTTTGTTCAAGCGTACAGAAAATTCTCTTAAATTCTTCACTTACCAGAAAACTTTTAAGTATCTCTGACCAGCCGGATTGTCTAAGCTTATCGGTTAGCTTTCCAGCAATTTGTTCACAATTTAATAATGGTGTACTCATATTTTATTCTGGACAATTGTTTTAAATTATACACGTTTATTCCTACATTTGTAGAACTTATTAAAACCACATATGAAAAATTCTAAATCTCAACAAAAAGAAAGCGACGATCAACTACAGGTGATTGATGGCTCGGCTATTGTAGCAATGGATATTTCAGCCGGTTATCAGTCAAGAGTAATTGCATTAACTGAGTATATAGTAAGCCAAAATGCAATGAAAGATGGACAACTTGATGCTGAAATTATCAATAATGCTCATCAAGAAATTCAAAATCAACAGATTATAACTCCTTGGGTTCAGCATTATGAAACTTGTTTAATCTTTGTTTACGAATTTGAAAAACTCGCAAAAGAGAAGGGTTTTGTACGTGATGCTAATGAAGACGAACTAACGTAAGTAACATCCTATATCATTACCCAATTGCAAACAGGTTTCAATTACATTGGATAATTCGTTTTTAGAACAATCTCCTAAACTTTTGTAGACAGTTCTACTCTCTGGTGTTTTTACACACAGACCTGTTTTCTCTTTGATTAAAACTTTCATTTCTTCAAAAGAGTGTCCGGTGTAGTTTGCAAGTTCACGTATAAGAACGTGAGCATATGCAACTTGACTTAAAGTTTTATCAGCTTTATTCAAGTTCATAAAAGCTTCAATAGTATCACCTTCACGAAGCGTTTTAAGAAACAGCTTGTACTTTGCATCCTCTATAGAGTTTGCAGGTACAAGCTGTCCTTCTTTTATAGCAAATCGAATTATTTCGTTATGCATAACTATTTTCTAAGATGTGAATTTTTGAAGGATCTAAATCTTCTAATGCTTTATTAACCCAGCTTTCATCAACTGTATTTTTATACATAAGAATATGTATTGTAGCAGTTTCATCTGGATTTAAACGCAGTAAACGACCTATTCTTTGCGTGCTTTTTCGTTCATTGCTGTAAGCATGCATAATAATACAAGTTCTTAAGTCAGGTATATTAACACCTTCATTAAGAGAAAGAACGCAACTTAATCTATCAATTTCACCGGTTTTAAAAGCCACTAGATTTTCATCGCTATAAAGATTATTACTATGATAACTATTTGGTAAAATATCATTAGCTTGTGCCTGTGTATTACAAAACACTAAGCATTTACCTTCAATCTGATGAAGTAAACGTTTTGCATAACGCATTTTACCAGGATAATTCATAAGAGAAGTCATACGCATAATGCGTGTAATTTGCTCATCTTTTGGACCAACTGCATTATATACTCTATCACACCAGTAGGCATAATTAGCTTGCTCGCTGGAGTAAAATTCTTTTTTAGCAGTCTTTACCAAATAATCTTTTCTGTCAGAAAGTGTGATTGGATGAATAATAATCCGATAATCGTTTAATATTCCATCTTCAACAGCATCGTCTGTTATGTAAGTATATATAATAGGGCAGAATCGGTCTACCATGTACCCCTTTTCACTTTTTTTAAATCGGGGAGGAGTACCCGTCAGTCCTAGAATTATTCCACCATATGTAGCTAACCATAGTTCATGAGAATAAAGTAGACTGTGACATTCATCAAGATAAATAGCTTGATACGCAGCGTGATCTTTTTTAGTAAGACTTAAATATGTCGTAAACTCTATACAGTCTTCTAAATGAGAAAGCGCAAACTTCTTAGCGTCATCAACCCATGTCGTAAAAATAGACTTTTTGGGTGCTACTACTAAGAATTTGCGCATTCCTTGATTGACATATAAGTCATTCATATGTTTTAATCCTATGAGTGTTTTTCCTACACCCATAGAGATTCCAAGACCGCTGCGAGTTCTTCCAACAACAGAATCTAATGCCTGTTGCTGAATATCCTCACGATTATTCATTATTATCTAATTGGTTGTCGTGGTGTTCTTTTAATTATAGTAGCATCTGGAACTGTTGGTTCTTCAACAGGAGTTTGCGCAAGTGCTGCAGGTTGTTTACGAGGACCTCTTTGTTTTTTAGGTCCCGGGTTTGCTTGTAGTGGTTTTTTAGACTTATCATTAGTCTCTTGGTTTCCACCTACAGTACGAGATTTATCTACCCAGAAGAATCCTAAAAGTTTTAGCATTAAAAAGCGACGAACGGTATTAGGTTTTACTTCATACCATAAGCAAAAGCCTTTTTCAGCAAGTGCATCTTCTTTTGTCGTTGCTCCTAAGCAGTAGTAGCCTACAAATTTTCTCATAGTTTTGATTTTAAATAATTGTTTTTATTATACTCGTGATTCAGAAAGATTTAATTCTTTAGCTTCAGCTGGATGTTCTTCTACCCACTTGTGACAGTTGAGACATAATTGAACCCATGTAGTTGTGTCAAGGTAATATTTTCCTCTTCCACGTTTATGGTGTATTGTAAGACTTTCTGGTCCGCATCCTTGACAACCTGGTAGTTTAGCCGCACAACATTGTCTTCCGGGTTCAGATAAGAATCGTCTACGTAATACAGAATATAGTTCATCCAAAGGCTTTCTTTTATCAGATACAGCTTTAATATTGCTTTTTGCAGGATACTTAGGAGTTTCTTTACGATACCAGCAATCTTTGCAGTACTTTTCTCCTTCAAAGTTTTTCCATATGACTTTTTGTTCTCCGCAGCCAGCACAGGGTTTAAGTTTAGATTGAATCATAGACAGCAATTCCTTGTCAACTTTTGGTTGATTAAAAAATTTTGGTTAACTAATGTCAAACTTCAAGGTTATCGTCAATGAAATTTTCGTCTGAGAGCTTTTCAGAAGGATCGATATCAGTCAGATCATCAATAATATCTTCGATTGCAACTTCGTCAGCAAATGTTTCAGGAATTGGTATTTCAGCGTATTCGCCATCTTCCAATACAGAACCATGGAAGGGGTTGTTAATTTCTTCACCCCAATTTTGTGCAACCATGAATTGAAAATCTTCATCGGTCATTCTGAGATACTGCTCAAGACTCATTTCAACAACTTTACCATTTGGTAAACTCACTATCATGATTCTCAGAATTATGACAGCTAAGGTAACCATATTGTAGAACAAATATACAACAAGTTCTACAAAAAACGGATTATATCGCTAATAAAAAAACCGGTCACGAAATATGACCGGTTTACCTTAGAATATAAGTAATTTAAAAATCTATAGTAATTTGATTGTCATCTACTTTAATTGCTTTTGCTGACTGTTTTACATAAAGATCAGTCTTATTAACAATTATGTGGATATATGCTTGAAGCATGATTACATCTTTAGAAATGTTTGATAATAAAGGAATTCCACCATTAAGTTCTATAATACCCATTGGTCGTTTTCCTCTAATATTAGGTAATTCAATACCTTTATCTCGTAACAATTTTTTGTAATTGTGAATAGAGCTAATAGCTATACCAAAGTAATTAGACAGATCTTCTGGAGTTTTTCCCTCTTTAAGTAAAATTTCCATTTTAATTAACTGATCCTCGCTCATTTTCTTTTTTGCCATAGAAATACATTTTAGTTGTCTAAATACGACACAATTTAGACAATTTTTTTAATTTAAACCAAATTTATCACTAAATAGGTTAGACATTTTAAATATTTGTTTACTAACATCATTATCTAACGTCTTAGCATAATGTTCTGTGTATCTTATAGATGTGTGTCCCATCATTTTCGATACTACATTTATTGGTATTTCTTTGGATAAAGATAACGTTGCAAAACTATGTCTGGCAGTATGTGTTGTTAACTGCTTATTAATATAGCATATTGTAGCTATTTCTTTCAAATAAGCATTCATTTTTTGATTACTTGAGATTGGTAATTTGTAGTTATATTTTATAAGAATATCCCAAGCTGGTTGTAATAAAAATACTACTGATTCTATACCAGTTTTTACACGATTTTTTCTAATAATCTTTTTTTCAAAATCTATGTTTTCTAATGTTAGTGTTTGAATATCAATGTATGATAATCCTGTAAAACATTGAAAAAGAAAAATATCTCGTATTTTATCTAGTCTTTCTGATAAGATTTTGTTTTTGATTTTTCCTATTTCTTCTATAGTTAAAAAAACAGGTTGATTTTTTTGAAACTTTAATGTTTTTTGCTCAAATGGATTAAAATCTAAACACTTGAGAATATTAATTGAATACATTACTACACTTTTTAATCTGTGGAGATGCTTCAATGAAGAATTATGATTACAAAATTGACGTAAAAAATTTTCAAAGTCTGCTATAAATAAGGGAGACAAGGTCCTTACAGGTATATCACTTGTTTTAAAATTGCATTCAACAAAATCTTGTAAATGATTTTTAGTATAGAGGTATTTGTTTTTAACAACAATACTTATTTCTTTTTTTTTAAGTCTTTCATTTATAATTTTACTTATAAAAGTATCATAAACTTCAAAAAGAGAATAAACTTTGGTTTTCTTTAAGTATTCGTTTTTTAATTCTTTTGGTGATATCTGAAGAGATTTTAGTGTCATTTCATAATAAAGTCTGTTGAGTTCATCTTTGACCTTATTAATGTAAATAGACGTTGCTACATCTGTTTTCCAAGACACACCTGCTCTAACAGGTAGTTTGATTTCTACAATTTCTGAATTAAATGTAATTCTGGAGTAAAGGGAGGAAAGTCCTGTCTTTTTGCTTAAGTGCCTGGTGATAAAAGTGATCTGCATATATGTAAGTATTAGTTTCTTACTTCATGCGTGACCACTTTTATCACCTCAGTTTTTTACACTGATTTTTACACTGCAGGTCACAATTTTCTAAAAAACAGTGACACTTTTTAATTCTAAAGTATTGATTTTCAATACTTTGCGGACCGGACGGGACTCGAACCCGCGACGTCAATCCTTTATATATCAGTGTATTATATCACATATCTTCCAGCGTGGTCACTAAAAGTTACACCGAAGATATGTTTTTATACTGATTTACAAATCTAATTTTGCTTCTGGAAACGTATACTCGTCAATAAATTTTTGAAAAGTACCGGACCACACAGGTGCACGGTTACCTTTTGAGTATACACTGACTATTTGAAGTTCACAGTTAAGAGTAATCTTAACGTCTACATTTAAATAGCTTACTAAGCTAATACCAAAACCGGTATCTGAATACTGTTCTTCAGGAGGCATCATTCTGCAAAATATCATTCTTGCAAGAATATCTGGTTTATCCCAGTGTAGCTTTTTAGAAAGCACAACATACAAATCTTGTATAATTTGCTTACCATACTTGACAGTATAAAGATAGAGAGCCATATTAAGGTCTCTAACTTCTATCTGTCCAGTGTAGTCTTTAGCTACCTGTAGAACCAAATCCTCCCGATCCTCGTTCTGATTCTGATAATTCATCTGACTCATACAATTCTACTTGAGGGTAAGGAATTATGACAAGTTGAGCAATTTTATCACCCTTTTTGTAAATAACTTCACCGTAATAACGGGTATTAAATGTTGCTTGAATTTCACCTCTGTAACCACTATCAATAACTCCTACAGCATTGCTTAGAGCAAGTTCGTATTTACGGATAGAGCTACGTGGAAAAATTAAACCAACATAACCTTCTGGAACTTCGATAGCTAGTCCTGTTCCATAAGTAACTTGTTGGGTATCTTGACTAATAATTTGAGTTGCAACAAGATCTAAACCAGCATCACCTGGTTTTGCATATTGTGGAATTACTGCGTCTGAATGAAGTTTCTTACACGCAACACGAATGTTCATATAATTTACGGTTTTTGATTAAAATGTTTACAGTCTTCTTCCATCCATACAGGATCATAGTCATAAGGAAAATCCCACCATCCACTTTTTACAGCATATTCGTTAGCTTTTGGATGTGAAGATTTTTGTTTTTTATAATATGACCAGTACAAATAACAATGAATATGTGCTGAATTTTTGTCTTTATTACTGCGAGATTGAACGCAGTTATGACAGTTGGTTTGACTCATTTGGTTTAAATATTTGCGTAAATTGGTACTATAAGTATCAAAAAACGAGAAAAATTAAACTGGAACTAGGTCAATTCATCATTGTTTTTTGATTGTCTTTCTATATAATCTTCTAACTCTTGGATACTTTCAGCTTGATTTTTAATCTCACTATCAAATTGAGAGCTAGACCATCCTGCAGCTACTAAAGCACCTCGTAAACTATTAAATATTTCTTCCAAACTAGTGTCCCAGGGAAGTTCTATAGTAACTTTTACGTTATAGTGCTTAATTGTAAGCTGAAATGGCTCTGGTGTTTTTGAATAGTTAAGCATCATTATTGTGATTTTTTCACAAAAACAGGTGCGTTTTATGTGATAAGTTCTACAAATATAGATATTTTGGAGAAGTTTTAGCGTCTTTTAAAATATTTTTTACTTCATAGAAGTATTCCATATCTGTAACACTTACATGCTCTAAAAAATTCACAATAGTTGCAAATTGCGCATATGCTGATTCTCCATGTCTGATAATATAGTCATCAGCCATTTCTTGAGGTGTCAGCTTTTTAGATTGTTTTACTATCTCAAACATAAAAGTTGGGGGGGTGCTTTTACACACCCCCTTTTTTAATTAATCAAATACCCTTGAGATACTTTCATCAAAAGGATTAAACTCGACTTGGTTATAGCTGTAGTATTTACCATTGTCAAACAACATTTTATCGTGTTCATCATGTGTCAATACTCCGGTTCCTTCCAGCAAGAACTCAATTGATGGAATAGTACGCCAAGACTCTTCAGTAGTCTGAGTGTAATAAATTTGTGCTGTAGATTCCAAGATGTGCTTGTGTCCTACAACTTCGCCTTCACCTAAAACAATACGTTTAGCTGAATTTTCGTAATTAGTTTTTTTCATAAATCAAGTTTCTGAGTACATTAAATTTAAATACTGATTTTTATCTAGATGATAAGGATTAACTGGTACAGAATCTGGTGATGTTTTCGCTACAATAATATCTCCTTGACGATATATCTTTTCAATATTATTTTGATTTAACCGGATGGTCCATGCAATTGCACGAATTGCGTCAGGTTTATCGTCATCACTGCTCCATCTTGTACCAAGAGCAGCTTCTCTTGGAACATATAACCAGTATTCGCGATTAGTAGTGGTACACCAACAACGTACAGCATATGCGTCATTTGAGTCCTCTAATCTTGTTCTTCCCCAACGATCTTGACCTCCACCGTATAGTTTTTGTGCTGGTATACGATATAGTTCGTAAAGATCTGAAAACTTATGTGTGTACGGTTGATTGTTTAAATCCCAACGAGTTCTTTCTTTTTCAATAATTTGCTTATCTAAAAGTTCTGGTTCTAGTTGTTTAAATAAGTTACTTATACCTATACAGTTAAAGTAAACACGTCTTTTTTCAATGTTACTTTCTTGCAAAGCCTCAGTTACTGATATGGGAGTAATAGTTTCCCACATATCGTATATAGTTTTTGCAAGTTCATTATAAGAATCGTGTGTGATAACCTCTTTTTGAAAATCACTGTAGTCTTGATATTTTGTTTTCCAAGCTTTACATGCTTCATCAAATGTGAAATTATTTACACGATCTACAACATATTTGTGGTTTTTTAAACTATTCATTTTCATCATAATTTTCTTCATGATCTGTCCAATCTAAATCTAGATAAATATCTTTTTCGTCAGTACATGTTACTGAAATATCGACTGTTTCGTTTTCAAATACAAGTAATTCTGGATTTTTTGGATGAGGTTTTAAGTCTTCTGGAGTAACTACAATTGTAGTATTCCAGTATCTTAAGTCATCACTTTCATAATCACCAGTATTTAAAGAATCATTCATTGTTTTTTCTAGACTAGATTCCAAATGTTTAGCGAATACTTCATGTTGTTCAGAAATAAATCCGTTTTTGATATCATAAAATGCTTCAATGTTAAATTCATCATGGTAATCACCATCAATGCCGATCCGTAGTTGTTCAAATCCTAAGATTTTGGGAATCTCAATTTTAAATTGACATTCAAAAGGCATAGTCTCATCTTCACTATAATAATCAGTACCTTGAAATGCTTTCTCGGTTGAACTATACTCAGCACAACCATTTGCAGAATATTCACCTGCCCATGAACCATAGTCTAATACATCATACATTCTATCTACTAGTAGATCAATCATTGGATTATCAGCTACTTGTTCTCCGTCTATTTGAAAATACACCCAGCCTGAATCTCCACCACCTTCCCAGCAGATTTGAATATTTTTACCTTCATCAAATAGCTTATCTAACCAGGTAATTACATCTTTAATTTTTACAGTTTTAGTTTTTGACATAATCGAGTTTTTCTTGATTAATTTCTTTTAAAATTTTACGTCCTTCTCCAGGTTTATACATCCATCCTGTTTGAGACATATTGTCTAAGTAATCTTTTATTGTAGGAATAAATCCTATATCTTCAATACAATGCTGTTCACCAATTGCTCTTACTGGTATCATTTTACCATCTGAATTAGTAATATAAATACCAAATTTTTCTTCACACCAAAAGATACCTTCTGAATGATGACGTAAAGCACGATGACGCATGTCTGGATAATGAGCTTTTGTCTCATCAAACCAGTTATGAATGGGTAAATAGTCTTCAACTATCCCACCATATTTTTTTACTGAGCTAATACTGTGATGTAAAGGATGACTCATTATTATTTATTTTATTTGAATTTAGGTTTCATTTCTCGTTGGTGTTAAAGGTTTTTCGTAACAAATCTTATATGTTTTTTGTTACATAGTTATTTTTTACTGTCAACAGTTTTTAAAATTGCATAAAGCAGTATTATAACTGTAATTCCGATAAATGTCATGATTTAAAATATATATCTAATGTGATTCCAGGGAATTATCTCATCATGCAATTGAGTAAACTCACTAATATATTGGGACTTTAAGTTGTGTTTATAACGTATATTAAGTCCACCATATTGAGAAGTTTTATCTTCTTGTATTAGAGGATTCCATAATAACTCTTCACCCACTAAGTGATTAGAAATGTTATATTGATGTTTATTATGATTATGAGTCAGAAATATAACTTCAGCTTTAACCTGATTTTTATATTTTCTGTCTACAATAGCATCAACACCTTCAAATAACATTCTATATTGTATTAACCAATCTTCTGTAACAATCACAGGAGAAAAATTGATATGTACGTCATAACCAGCTTCTATAAAATCATTGATAGCTCTTATTCTATCTATGATTTTTGTAGTATTTGGTTCTAATAAGTCAGCATACTTTTGAGGCATTAAGCTAAACCTTATACGTATCTTTTGCTTTGGATCATATTTAAGCAAGTCAGAATTCACATATTTTGTAGCAAATGATCCCATAGCACGGGGATGATCTACAAAAAATTCAAATATTCTTTCCCACTTGTGATATTTTAAATGAAGCGCAAAGTCTTCATTGCAGGATATGTCATATGTAACATATTCTGGATGTGTTTGGTTAGGTTTATCTACTACAGCAAACCAAGCATGATTGCTAATTGCTGTAAGAATATCCCCGGTATTTGTTGCAACATCTAAACCTTCAGGTTTATGTCGCTTCATATAACAATAAGTACAATTAAATAAACAACCGTGTCCGAAACTCGGAGAGATGAAGTCTGTGCTTCTTCCGCTCTCACGAATTAACATAGACTTCCTCTCTAATAGCTTCATAAAGAATTACTTGATTGTTGATTGTAAAGATTTAGCGTAATCTTTTCTTCAATGTCTTCATAATTTGATGGTTTAATACCATCATTCCATTCAATTTTACCTACTTCGAAAAGTGAATTGTCTAAATCATGATGGAGTTCTACGCTAAAAGGAAATACTTCGTCTGGTTGATATTCATCTTCCCATAAAATACCTCCTATAACATAACTACCCGTATGATAAGTTACCTGACCATAAGGATGTTTGCTGATATTTATGTCGGTTTTTTTAATCATTTTCTGGTATGCTTATATTGTTTTGCTTTCTGTATTCAATTTCTTTAAGAATAAGCTTTAAATGCCAGCTTTTTTCACGCAGATTTAATGTTTTATCTGCATCATGTAAACCATAATAGTCTACAATTGCTTGCAAATGATTGTCTGTAAGTTTATCTAGCGTTATCCATTTTAAAGATTCATTCATTTCTTTACCTCTCGTACCGCGTGTAGCAACAGTTCTGACTATTTCATAAAGATCATCATCAAAGTAAGCAATGGTTTCAACAAGATTTAAATCTTTACCACCATAACGTTGATAGTTGTTTCCACCATCTACCATTGTATGATTCTCACAAGAGCATGTCTTGTAGTCATGACCATAGTAGGAAACAAGAACTTCATTACAACTTAGACAGCGAACAGCATTGTATACAAGCTGTCGATTAATATCAAAATTCTTCGATGGTTTCATTGTCATTGTCTGTAATTTTAATTGTTACACTTATTAATGTACCGTCATCATCAAAACTTCCAAATACTGGATACATTCCGTCTCCAATTGTAGTCGAAAAAACTACACCTACACCAGGATGTCCCATTTTGTAGTTAAGTTGACCAAAACCATCTTCTGAAAGAGTTTCTTTTGCACAAGCATTGTAACTAAAACTATTTTCTGCTTCAAAAGCATCAATAGATTCCCAATCACCTGTAGTAATTAATTGATTCATAGTTTGGTTGTCATACTCTGCAATTGGTTTTTCATAATTTTGAAAATCTATTTTGTACTGCAAAGTTTTACCCGTTGATTTACTTTTATAAATACGGATATCTAAAAAATCTTCTTTTTCCCATTCGCTATCTATATAGCAGGGATCGCAAATAAGGAGTTGTCCAGAGTCTACTCCAGCAACACCGAGAAATTGATTATATGGCATAGTTTTTTAATTTAAGTAATTACCCCGGAGTATTTCATCCGGGGTATTGTATTATTACATCACATACTTTTCTTGAACCAATTTGTTAATGTGTCTAGATAAGTAATTCACCATGTCAATTGGAAGCGTTTTTATGTCTGTCATTTTTACAAAATGATTAAACATTAGCTCTGAAGGAACATGGTTATTAATAGCAATTTGAATTACTTGAAAACCCATTAGTTTTTCAACTTGGTTAACTTTTTCTTTTGTATCTCTAATACCTGTACCACCATTATATCCACCAGCAGCTGGTGCACCATCGGATAAAACGAATAGCATACCATTGTTCTGAGTAAATTTTCGGATACGTTTAGCAGTTTCAAGTATTGCAACACCATCACGATTTTCGCAACGTGCTTTACAACCACCTAAGGCATAAGGAGACACTGATTTACCTGGTTCACGATAAATATAAATTTCAGTAGTACGATGACCAGTTTGATCTGCAGAGTGACCATAAATAAATAACTCAACATCAGTTAATTTACCCAATGCTTCATTAATAAATACAGCTGCTTCTCTTGCTTTATCAATTGAGTCACCAGACATTGAACCAGATTCGTCAATTAAAACACCGATACAAATTTTATTAGTTTTCACATGACCTATTCTTTCGTAAATAGTAGGTACATGTTGAACTGCTTCTGCAATTTTATTTGTATCTAGTCTTCCTGAACGCATTGATTTGAGAACAAAATCGTAGTCTTTACTTTTACGAGAAAGAAGTTTTTTAAGAACTTGAGCTTTGGTAATATCTATTTTAGATTTTGTAAGCTCATATCTTGCTTTATTTGTATCAGGTGTTAGAAAATGAATACCTGATTTTGCAGGATCATCATCTTTACCATGTATAAATTTGCTAGCTTCTTCAGCTTTTTCTATTTCTTCTGTAATAGATTTAGCTATTTCTTCGTTCTTTTCAGATTCTTCAGGTGTTTCAATTTGATCTATTAAATTCTCATACACTGATTTTACAGAATCAGCAAATGCTGCACTCAAACTAGACTTACGTTTTCTAGTATCTCTACGTTTGTCAGAAGGTGTTTTTTCACTATCAGATTTAGTAGAATCATCAGGATTATCATCAGAATCACTACCATCATCACCATCATCACTTCCTTCACCTTCACCTTCACCAGGTCCTGGCGGTGGCGGTGGTGGTAACGTTTCATCTATGTACTTAATTACAGTATTATAGATTGCTTTAGTGATTTTATCAGCATCTTCAGATGTTCTCGGAATACCGTCAAACTTGTTAAATATTTTTTGTAAATAATCTACAAGTTTTGAATATTTTTCAAGAAGTTCTTCTGGAACATCTTTAGGATAACGAATCAACATTGTCAAAAGTTGAACTACTTCTTCCATTTCAGATTCTGCTGGTTTACTTAACCAACCTTCTGCCTTTTCATAAATATGTTCTTTATGCTTTTGAGCAAATCGACTATATCCGGGATAAGATTCTGATAATTCTCTATGAATACGTTCATCATCAAGAAGAACGCGTATCATAGATTGTAAATCACCAAGTTTTTTAGATTTATTCACGGCGTTTACATATGCTGTTTTATCAGCACTTGTCATAAGTGTGTTCAAACTTGCATTAAGAACACTTTTACCGTAGAAAGCATCTACTTTTTCACCTGTTAATTCTATTTTACCATCATCATCTTTTAGTATACCAATAGGTAATTCTAATGATGATGTAGCAGCAAAAGGCTTGCTGGTGAAACGGGTGCCCTTTGGGACACCCATTACACGCAACATCGAATTTAAGATGCTTGAAACATCTGAAATTCCTTTTTTACCACGTTTAGAATCAACGAGAAAGTCAGAGTAGTTTTTGTAACCAGTATCCCAAGATATAAGTCTACGAGAACTGTCATAATAAGAGTAATTATTCTCTTCTTTTCGGTTAAACCAATCTCTGAAACCCATAATTAATTATTTAAAATGCTGCAATAATTGATTTTACCTTGCTGCGTTCACTTGCACCAATACCATCTTCAAACAATGGCATAATTGCACTCGAAAGCGCTTTTTCAAGAGCAAAACCATCTTTTACAAGATTAGCTGCTAATAAAGTATGGCGTACAGAAATTGCATTAGACAGTTCTTGTTCTTTAAACTGTCTGCGAATCTGATTACCAACTTTTACAATAGCTTTTGCACTCTTTTCGTCAACTCCTGTACGATTTACTAAAACGCGTACTTCTTCTTTTTCAATCGGATAATCCAATTCAATAGGGAAGAAACGATCCAATAACGCACGGTCAATCATTTGAGTACCTGAATATTCAGATCCTAAGTTTGCAGTAGCAAAAAAGATTGCTTTATCGTGTACTAGAATACGACGATCAGCATCTGAATCAGCAATGTCAACAGGTAAGTAACGGCGACGGTCTAGACAAGGAAACAAAATATTATTAGCTGCGAGAGGTGAACGGTTAAGCTCATCTAAGAGAATAATACCTTCTTGTTGAATATTATGTACAAAAGGTGCATAATCAAATTCACTTTTACCATCGCTATTTAGACGGTGTACACCAAGCAGAGCTGACTGAGCATCTTGGACAGTACCCATATCTTGAGTATGCATGGGTAATCCCATAGACTGTGCAAGAAGTGCAATCAATTCTGTTTTACCAGTACCAGTAGGTCCAATGATAAGAGTATTTTCTCCGCGTAATACATTACGTACAAGTAAATACCAGATATCAGGATCAATAAAGAACCCAGCCTTTTTTACATCAGGTACAGGATACTTAGATTTGATAAAATCATGTAGAGAACTACCAATTTCAACAGCTTCCTCAATTGTTTCGGGAACAGGTGGGTTTAAAATAGCATCTACATCAATTGTATAACCATAAGGTGCATACAATTCTGCAAGATTACGTACTTTATGATCTGCTGGAACACCGAAATCATATTCATTTGAAAGAATATGATTAAATAAGTAAACAAGCTCATCACTTGTGGGATTACTTGCAGGTGTACTTGGTAAAACAAATACATTGTCATTTAAGAAAAGAGCTTTCTGATCAGCAATATGAATATGATGATCACCTGCTAACTGATATTGATTTACTTCTTCACCTGGAGTATCCGACATAGTAGATATAAACCATGTTTGAACAGGGAAACGAAGTATATTACCCAAGTTGCAAGATACTTTTAGTGTATCTTCTTCAAAATGTGGGTATTGCTTTTTAATATCATTAAAGTTGAGAACTTTAATATTTACGCCACCAGATGTGGCATCTGCTTTAAATAATATGTGATGTTGCATGTTAGTTTTTTTTTATTTAATGAATTTCAAATCCATTACAATTGCGTAAAAACGCAATGAACCGTTCAATATTTTTTAGAGAGCTTCCGTGAAAAGGTTCGTACAAAATATCAGGTTTATCGTCCGTTACAAATTCTTTATCAAAGGATAATCTGTTTACACCATACTTATTGTTTAGTGCATTCTTTACTGATTCAGAAGGCGTAATAGAAGTTATTCTACCGTTTTCTATAACAGCACGTTGAGACCAGCTGCCTGCAAGCATCCATACAAATTCAATGTTATCTTGTTTTAGATCATTGACAATTGTTTCTAATGCATTTGCTAAACGATTACATGTATCTAAATCATCAGTTACAAGACCACTGTTTTCGCCTAACAGTTTGCATTGTTCGTCAGTTAATCCTAAACCATAATTGTCATTTAGACCTATCATTAAATATTGAATAGGTCTCCAAGCCCACCAGTTATTTCTGAAATAGTAACCCGGGTTGTTATTTTCAAAGTCATCTATTGCTTTAAAATGAGCATCTTTTTCTTCAGAAGATAAAGTATTCCAAATTTCATCATTTGGAAATTCAGGTTTTGTACCAATAAGTTTCGGTGAAACACCGTAAATATCTACTCCCATAAAATTTTAATTAAAAATGTCTCTGAGATAATTGTCTAAATCATCTTTGGATGAAGAGTCTGGACCTTTTTCATTATTATCATCTTCTTCTTCGCTTAATTCTTGACTAAGCTTGTCACCAAGACTTGATAATATTTTATCCATAATTTCATCTGCATGTTTTTGCATTCCTTCATAAAGAATATCTCTTTTGTCAGGATCTAAAACATGCATAAAATGATTTATAGCATCAGTAAATAATGCTTGTGCAATAAAACGTGTCCTAAGACCATCAACTTGTTTGTAAAGAACTTCTCCAAGTTTCATTAAGTCTTGAGGATTGCCACCGCTTTTAACAAAAGAAGGGCATTCAGAATCAGTTTCATTGTGAACTATTGCGATGATATAAGGGTTTTTACCATCGGTTATTTCATCAGTTAGTTCACGAATACGATTGATAATTTCGCGTGATTTGGACATATTTGGAAGGGTATTAGATTTTATAGACCTTAGTTACTGTTTTTCGTGCAACAGGATCTTTGATGCGTTCTATTAAATTATTTTCAATTAAGACTTTGAGAAGTCTACTGATTTTAGTGCGTTTACAATTACACTTTTCAGACATCCATCTTATAGATGGATAACAGAAATCATTAGGTCCTTGTAAGCAGGAAAGAATTACGTACAGCATCCTAGCTTCCAAATCTATGGTACTGTTGTAAGCAACAGTATTGGGTATTTTGGCATAGGATATTTTACGCATAGTTCTTAGTTAAGATTTTCTTTGATAGAAGAATCGTAGTCTTCAATAATTTCTACAATGGGTTCAAGTTTATCTACAATAGACTGAACTGTTTTGTAAAACATAGAGTCAGTTAATTCATCCTTCATTTTGTCAGTTATCGGGAGTGGTGCTTCAATGCGAGCACCACTACCCGGTAAATTGACAGTCTTTGTGATGATTCCTTGCTCTATGTTCTTGTTAATTCTCTTTAATACTTGTGAGAATCGATAATAGACCATGCTGATTTCAACATTATCTAAACCTGCAAACTTTTCTTGAGCGCTCATATGATTAGGAATTAAGTGACAAAGCGGTGTTTTCAACAGTTACATCAAAAAAGTTTAGCGGTAGCAAACGATTGACAATAAATGTTTCAATCATTACTTTTTTGTTGATACCTAGTTTCTGATTGGTGACATGACGAGGAACATCTGCTCCCATGTAATAGTCACTAACTTTAGAACCAAGTTTAGCATGAGGAAAGATTACATTCAAAAGTTTAGTTTCTGCTTTATAATAAGCATCTACACGAAGCTTTCTTACAAGAAACTGCGCTTTGCTGTGTTCTGCTTCAATTTTAGATTTAGTCTGTTGAGGCATGTTTGCTATTTCTGATTTAGAGAAATAACCCAAACCTCTTACAAGACGATCGTACATTGTGCTTTGAACAGGGTTTAAGTGAAGCATTTCCATTTCAGCAATAATTGATTTTTTTGCTGCTTTGTTCTGGTAATACTTTTGATCTAGTTCCTCAGAATAGGGAACAAAATGTGTTTTGTGGTGATTCTCGTGATGAATTAGAATACCTTTGGCGGTACAGTGGATGGTTTTCGACATGATGATTTGGTTATTAAGTTGTACAAAAACTTGAGTAAGATATACAAATTGTAGAACTATTCTACAAAATATTTAAATACATTGATTATCAGATGATTAGAATAATAAAAAAGGGATGCTCTACAAGAGAGCACCCCAATTTTACTTACCAACCATCTATCAACTATACACCTAATTATTCTTTTCTAAAAACACGCCGTCAAGGTCTACAATAAATGAGATCAAATGTGACGTTATTACAGGTATGATACTCCAAGGTGCGAGTACAAGCATAAGGATATCCATGTTTATAATATCTCTTTCCCTGTACTCAGCAATTAAAATACCGAGTTGTAACATATATGTAATGATTAGATAATAACTTAAAAAGTCTGCCATTAGTAAAGAATGATTTGTGGTGTATAAATAGACACTGAAATAAATGGGAAAATATATTCACTGTTGGGTAGAGTTCCTTTCATAATGTATGCACCGAATGCATCGTATTGTGAATACTCTTCAACTAGTTCTATGTTTTCAGGGTCTGTTCCGAAATGGTAAGCTGCTTTATCACGAATGTCTAGTAAAGAATCACCCATGATAAGATAATTTTGCTCTTTCCATGTGAAAGAAGCATACATTTTCATAACTACTGATTCTGTTATTGTAGGAAATATTTCTCCATTTTGTAACATTTCAGCATAGATTTCTTTCATTTTACCCATATAGGTGTTTTTAAATGAATGTGTAATATGATTCGTCCGGATCTATAAGATCAAAGAAGTGAAAACGTTGTTTGTAGTATTTTTCAATAGCTTTTGAAACAGATTCATTTTCTGTAAACAACTCTTTCAAACAAAATTCAGCAAGCACTATGTCTTTTAGTGCAACACCACTGTCGATTGGATGAATGTAAACAATACCAGAACTTAAATTTTGAATTACTGCAATTTGATCGGTTGCTAATTCTTCATCTTTGTAACTGTATTGCACATAATTTTCTGGTGTATGCCAGTGTGTTTCTGTTTCTTTTGCGTCAGCATAACGCATAGTCATGTAGGCTTCTGATCTTGACATATATCGTAGGATTTATAGATGGGACTTTTGATTGGGTGGATGTTAAGTCTAAGTGTTTGACAGTTTTTTTTGACACGTTTTACAAATAGATATTCTATTTCTGTATCTAATCTGTCTTCTGTAGAAACAAAACTTAATGCTTCTTTCATTGTTTCAAAAGCGTAAACTTTTGATGTTCGATCGATATGATGAATAGCCCATATTTCAAAACGGACAGGTTCTTCATATTTGTCTTTAAACAAAGCACTACAGTTTTTTTTAAATTTACGGTATGTGGTTAGCATACTATATAAACGTCGGATGTTTGAATATGATAAACGCATAAGATTTAAATTTTAATAGTTTGAATTGCGGCGACAGTTATCAGTGAATCCTAAATACCAATTCTGTTCTTTAAGGGAATACCCACCGCTATCCACCTGTTATAGCATACTCATTAAAATTCTTGCTTTTTCATCAGTACTTAACAAACGAAACATGTTTGCAAATACTTCTACGCGATCATCATTATTCTGATTATTGCGACGAGATAAATTCTTACGATTGACGTAAGTGGACTTATTAGAAGAAGTGATAAAGATTTCTTTTGTAGAGCGAATGTATTTATAGTAACGCTGTGATACAGCACCTTTACTACGATTAATTACTTCTGCTGCGCATTCGAAAGCTTTTGTAAGATTTTCAGGGTTGCTTTTAACACAACTGATAATCGTTTTTTCTTCTTTTTTAGTCCAATAGCGATAAACGTGAGGCTGATTCATTTTGATTTAAGAAACTGGTTAAGTTATACATTGATTTCTTCTGCTAGTTCACTAGCTTTTTGAAGAAGTTCAGCAACTTTATCACTAGTGACAAGGTCTGTTTCTGTTACTTCAAGCTTTACATCGTACTTGTGAGGAGGATGTAGTACAAGTTTTACCATAAGAGCAAACGTTTTTATGGTATGCTCGTTTTCAAAGACGAAAGTGTTTTTCTTTACTTCGTCTGTTTTTTTCTCCCGTGCTGTTATTGTCAGCACGTGCATTCTTTGAAGTTCTTTTTCCATATTAGAGATTTTAAAATAAAAAAGGAGCACCATACTGCTCCCTTTCGGTAAAATTAAATAGCACATGTAATTAGCATGAATAAGCACTTGTATGGAGCACTCACTGTTTTAGTCATTTTTTTTTACGATTAGCTGTTCGCGTATGCGGTCATACCATGTTCGCGTGGGCGAATATATGTATATAGACATGTTATATAGATGTGTACGCATGTCTACAACTATGTTCGCGTGTGCGAACTACAAGTCGTTTAAGATGGTGGTGTCAAGGGTGTAAGGTTGGTCCCTATACCATATAGAATTGACATTGCCTACTGTATCTGTAACGATTGTGCACTCACCTGACATGTATACAACGTCGTTGTACTCAGGCTGCTCAACGACAGTCTCTGGAGACTTGTCGTATACTCTTCCGTATTGGAAGATACCGTATAGAAGGATTAGCCCGAAGAATGCTGTGTAGAAGTTAAACTTGATTACCATAACATTTCAATTAAGATGCAGCTAATAACTACGATTAAAAATAGGGTTACCGATAGAATGGCGTTACGGTCAGCATCGTGGACCTGGCGGTTTGATTTACTTTGATTTTTCATACTGTATAGATAATTTGGATTGGTTTGAACGCAGAACAGGAATCGAACCTGCAGCATAGAAAATTATTAAACGTAGAACTCTGGTTCGATCACTGGTGATTGTCGCAAATCTGTAAGATAAATGCGACAAAGACGCTCGATACTACCAATTGTCTGTTGTAAAATTATTTCTATGGGACACCTGAACTTTAGCCTGCGTTATGAGATACAAGGTCTCAAAGATTACAAGACGCGATGTTGTTACACCCGTCACCTACGGTAATCCCCGGGTTTGACTACTCTACTAAGGGAGAATCCCTAACAAAAAACCCAATAGTAGAAAGACTTATTTTACTATATAGTTGTTAATCATACATAGAGAGTGTATATACCTTTATGTATGGACGTTAAGAATGAGTTAGCTATCTAATCCGTGTTCTGAGTAACTAATGTAATGTTTATCAGAGTTTTGAAGCGGTAATGATATGGTGAGGTGTGGTTTTCTCACTCATTCGTGCTCTCTCGAACACACTGGAAATTATTCAATTACCGTTGGAATTGTAGTCTAACTCAAACAAAAACTAAATAGAGAGTACAGTAGCAGGTATTACCCCACTACTGCATCTCTATATAGTAGACGCATAACGTCTTATGCATCTAGATCTGCGGTCTCAAGACGACGCTGAGCATTGATAGCACGGATAGCGTCACCGTTATCGTGCATAACCATGGTGTCTGTCTTCTCACCAGTAGCGTCATATGCGCTAAAGCGATAGATAGCTTCACCACTTACGCAGCAGATAACACCAGTGTCACCGGCTTTCTTTGGTTCACGAGTGGTAATGTCCTTAACAAATTGCTTTGCTTCAGATTCTACCATCTCTACTACACGGATACGACCGGTGATACCACCTTGACGCTTCCACTCTGCAAGTTTTGCTTGCAATGCTTCCATGGAACCGGAATAAAGACAGCTGCGCTTTTCTGCTACAGCGATAGTGCGCAATGGGGAAATCTCCTTATCTACATAAGAAGTTTCTTCCATGCGGATCCAACCTTGGTTGGGATCAGACTCATAGGCTGTCAACTCTGTGACAACCTTCAAATTGGGATTGATGTTCTTGCTCATAATTTAACATTTAAATTGTTTTGTTAGTGATTAATTGCGGTGGTGGGTACTGTTTTTGTTTCATCGACAGTGCTTTGATACTGCAGGTTAGGGCTGCGAGTACCACCAAAAACTACCAGATTTTGCAGACTATCAGACATGTCAAGTTGATGATCAAAAAACTGCAGTAGTGTACTTACTGCGTTGGTGAGTATTGTTTTTGTTCCTACTGATGTGCAAGGTCACCCCGAAGGATGACCCTGCTTATCAGAGGAGAGTTGACTTAAGCGTCGAGGTCTGCAGATGCAATACGCGCTGCAGCACGGTGTGTGACTACTTCCGCTTTGTTATCGTGCTCGATGAGCATGTCGATAGCGTCAGGGTTGGCGGTGTACTTACGGAAGTGGTAAATCTTTTTACCTTCTTTAGTAAGCACTGGTCCGTCTTCTCCAGCACGCTTTACATAGCGGTCCAAGTTCTTGAGGTTGTCAAGGATTGGATCACCTTCCAGGATATCCAGAGACTGGATGCGACCTGGAATCTTACCTGCTTTTTCCCACATAGCAATCTTCTTTTCAAGCACTTCTACAGGACCTGCATAAAGCGCCTGACGTGTCTTGAGTTGGAGACGAGTGGAAGTTAACAGGGTGATTTCTCGGAACTGCACATCTTTCAGTACGATGTAACCCTGTTCAGGGTCATCTTCGTAACGACGGACAGAGTTACCGGCTTCGTCTGTAAGGATGAACAGACCTTCTTTGAAGTCAGAGACTTCGGGTGAAAGAGTTAATTTACTCATGACATTTGATGCGGTTACCTATACACCGACAAGGTTTTAGGGATTTTTTTAGAGCGTATTAATTATAAACCCCGAATCAGTGCACGCTCTTTAAGCACTGAAACGGGGTATATCGTAATTCTATGTGGTGGTGAGTTATTACTCGTCCCACATAAAGTTTCCTACAGCAACGACCATGCAGATGTAACCGATGAATCCGAAGATTCCTGCGGGTACACTGGTAGTGATATCGTAGTAGGAAAGAGGCGTTAATACCATGAACATGATAGCAATTGCGGACATGATGATGGTAAGCATGATTGCGGGTAACACGAAGAGTGCTACGACTTGTACAGGTAGTACAACATTTCTGAGATTT